TTATGTAACACAACTGGCCTGCTGCATCATCAAACTGGAGCACATATTTAAGGCCGTAATCTTTGAGCTCCTGAATTATAAAAGTTGTTTCCGCGGTAATTGTTGCATCAGTGTTATCCTTAACCTTTAAGGTGTAGGTCCCAGCTGTTAGCGTTGTATTGGTATCAAATTGATCGGAGTCAGTACCGGTAAAGGAGTTGGTTGTTGTCCAGTTGTCGATAGTCCAGCGCAGGTCCGAATTTGTGCCCGTATATGTAACCGATCCCTTACATCGGCCAGTGGTGGCTCCATTTGGCTGGTCAGTAATTTCGAAAGGCTGGATTATTTTAATTTGCGGGACACTAAAATCGACGATATTATAATAATCGATAAAGTAGTCGGCCGTTGAATCGCCAGTATTATCGTAATGCTCGCGCCGTATACCGATATGATTGACTGTCGAAAGGAGTGTGTCAGACATGTTTTAATAAGTGTTATAATTTAATCGATCACTCGCATCCAGGACCATCCGCAGTTGTGCACCCTCCAGGATAATGTCTTTAACGCTGACAGTGACATTTTTCCCGCCGGTGCCCATCATGTTTTTAAGCTTATCCAGGGGCGCGATTACCTCCGGATTTGATGCAGCTCCAGGGTTATCTCCGACCATTGCTAAAGTTGGCCCATAAGCGAGCCCACCCTTTGCAAGCGCTGGGACCGGTGTACCGGCAATTAAAGCAATCTGAGCAGCTCCAAGAGCTCCGACCGCAGTCGCGAGCAAAACATTAGGCAATGCCTGGGCCACCGCTGAGGCTGTATTAATCACGGCGTTCATTAATGCCACACCTTTCTCATGCTTTGCGCGCCTTATAGTTAGCTCGCGCCGCTTTTTTTCTGTGGCTTCATTGAGCTGAGAAATTCTCTTTTGCTTTCTTTCTTCTGAGTCGCGTGAGTTATTTATAGCCTCAAGCTCCTTTTCGTGGTGGTTTTCTAAGTTGGCCATAGCATTCTCATGGCCCTGGGATAAAATAGCGCTGATCCCGCCAAGCAGCTGACCAGCATCAGCGGCGATTTGTGCCGTTTTATCTTTGATCGCGGTAATTTTTTGGCCCCATTCAGCCTCCATGCGCCCGGTCAATTGCATCCAGGCCATCTCTATAGCTGTAAATTCCGGCTGCAATACAGAAAATAGAGGTGATACACCGACCTGGAGCTCAGGCTCGCCAACTTTATCGAGCTCATTTTTGAACCATTCCGCTGTGTATCCGGCCTTTTGCCAGGGCATTGGTTCAACTTTGATTTGTGCTGGTTCAAGAGCTGTTAAACCTTCTAATTCAGCCCTTAAACCGCCGGCCGCATTTTTCGTTTGATCAAGCTCCTCTTGATTATCCTGGAGGGCTGCATCTTCTTCTGATAAGAAACCTAAAAGCGCTTGCTTTTGTGCGTTTAAAGATCTGGTTTCATAAGCTAAATCAGAGACACCAGTCGCAAATAAATCAACGCCAGGAACCACTGAGGAAATTATATTACCAATAGAAAGCCAGGTGTCCTCACCACTCATTTGGTTAAACTCTTGTTGAACATTTAAGAGCTCCTTTTCTACCTCAATTAATCGCTCCTCAGCGGCGGCAACTTTTGCGCGGCGCTCTAAGGCTTTTGTGTAAGCTTCAATTGCAGTAACTCCCTCTCTAGTTGCAATATTTTCGAGCTTTATATTTCCTAAATATTCCGGGCTTATTTCATTAATCTTTTTGATTGCTTTCAGCCTAGCCTCGCGGCTTTTGGTCTCATCTTTTGCGATGATAATTAACTGCTCCAGCTGGCTTTTTTCCTGAGCAATAGATTTAGCCGCTTTTACACCGATCTCATTAATAGCGTTTTGTGCAGCTTCGGCAGCGCTCGCCTTTCCGGCCATAACAACAAAGGCTGCACCCAGGGCGGCCACTGCTGTTATTACCAGGCCAACAGGGCCCAGCATACTTGCAAAGCCGGCCTTTAATACAGGCAGTAAAGCCACAAATTTACCGACTCCAAAAAGTACCGGGCCAATTGATGCGGCCAAGGCTGCAAAAACTACAACAGCTCTTTTTATGTTTGGACTTAACCCGGCGAATTTTGTGGCTACATCAGCAATAATACCGCCCATAACTTTGATCGCTGGCGCTAGTGCTTCGCCAACTGAGATAAACATCGCCTCCAGGGCGCTGGTGACTTTTTTAAGGGAGCCCTCCAGAGTGTTATCCATAGTGTCGGCCATATCCTGGGCGGCACCAAAAGAGTTACGATACGCATCAGCCATTTCATTAGCGGCGCCTTGATTTTCAGCCAAAATATTAGCGACAGTGGCGCCACGTTTTCCGAATAATTCTAGGGCGGTGGCGTTTTTATTGGTTGAGCCGTTAATGTTTGCCATCGCCTGCTCAAAGGACATTCCGCTTTTTGAGAGATCGAGGAAAATATTTCGTAGGGCTGTTCCGGCGGTGCTGGCATCGACCCCGCGATCGACTAAAACTGAAAGCAATCCGGTGGTATCTTCGATTGAAAAGCCTGCATTCTTAGCAGCTGGCGCCAGGACTGCCATCGCAGTAGAAAATTTCTCCAGGTCCAGGGCCGAGCTGGAAAATGATTTCGCCATCACATCGGTGATCCGACCCATTTCTCCAGCTTCTAGACCGAAACCTTTCATCGTAGCCGCGGCCACAGTTGCTGATCTCGCTAGATCCTCACCGGTTGCCAGGCTTAAATTTAAAGTAGCCGCCGCCACTTTCTGAATCTGTGGCGCTGTGAGTCCTAGCTTACTAAAATTGAGCTGGAGCTCGGCCACTTGAGAGGCTGAAAATCGGGTGCTGGCCCCCAGGTCCAGGGCTAAATCTTTGAGCGCACTAAATTGAGAGGCTGAGGCGCCCGATACAGCGTTCACTTTAGCCATCGCCTGCTCAAAACTTGCAAAGGTCTTAACTCCTATGGTGCCCATGGCCGCCAGGGGCGCAGTAACACCCACCGAAAGGGTGCGCCCGGCATTAGTCGCACTTTTACCAAAGGCCGCCAGCTTACGATTTGAGCGCTGGAGAGCTGATTCAAAGCTCTTAGTGTTTGCGCCTATTAAGATTCCGAGTTTTGCAATCGTTGACTGGGCCATTTATTCCTTTGTTTCAAATTGCTTCCAATGAGCAAACATATTATCGATTTGCTCCTGGGTTGGCTGGTTAGATTTATGATCCGTGTAAGGATTAAAATCATCAATGGCCACTGTCCTGGAGCCTTTTTTACTATGGATGTTCGTCAGGATCGCGGCTATTAATCCGGCCCTTTTCCAGTCGCTCTCATCCTTTTGCCTGGTCACCTCACTTTGAGAGATTATATTTAAGTGCACCGCCTCGGTTTCAGCCGGTGTCATTTCCCAAAATCTAACCTCGTCAATGCCAAGATTTACCAGAGCATTTTTGTAGTAAGCCTTAAAACTTATGGCTTCACTGATCCCACCGCCGCCTTTTGCTCCGATTCGTCTGGGTCGTTTAAGCTCCAGGCATTAGATATAACATCGTTTACCTGAGCCATCTGATCCTCATTATCCCAGACATCTCCAAAAAAGGCAGCAAATTGATCGAAATCCATTTCGAACTTTTCACCCTTTCGCGCCTGGTGGTTTACTATGCCGGAATAAATAAACTGAGGCACCGCTTCTAGCGGGTCATTTTGCATTATTAAAGCAATCTCAGTAATAGACTTTCCCAGGGCTTTGCACATTAACCGGAGCGCATTATTATTGAGGTGATAGGTATATTTTTTTTTGTTGAGTGTGATCTGGCCCACTCCTTTAAATTCATTTTTAGTATCAGTCATGATTATAAATAATTAGTGGCAATGACGGGGGTCCATGCTGATACATTGGACCCCGCCAAAGCCTATATATATGAGGGGTTGGATATTTAAGATGCCTGATCGTAAGTGATCGCGCCATCGCTCTCAAATGTTGCGGACCATGTGCCCACCTCATTTAAGCCAGCTGTCTCTGAAAGTGACATCATGTAGCAGCTCGCTGAGTAACGATAATCACCAGTAACCTCAGTTGACCACATAACAGTTACCGCTGTGCCGGCATTAAATACACCTTGGAGATCCTCGACGCCATAAGTTGCATCATATTGGATTAATCCATCACAGCTGAATGTCATTCCTTTCTGTCCTAATAATACTTGCTTTTGGCCATCGTTATCCTTGCAAGTCGCATCTATGGCCTCGTAGCTTAAATCCATGTTGGCATTTGTAGCACAGGCGATAAGTGAGCCTCCTACATATATGCCAATGGAATTACCTTTTACTTTTCCGGTTGTTGCCATTGTTTAAAATTTATAATTGTTCATCTCTATTCGCCTGGCCTTCGGTGTCATTTTCCTCGATTACCTCATCATGCTCACGCATGATAATTTCATCAGTTGTTTCAACTTCACTACCAATTTTTTTAGCGCATTTTCCGGCGATTAATTCCGCGCCGTAGTCATTGCTGACCTGCACAATTGCGCCCTTTTTATAACCTGGGCGGTCCTTAACTTTTTTAGTAATTTTTACTTTCATATCTCCTTATTAAAATTGATCCTGGTAAGCAGCGATCAGATTTAAATATTTATCTTTCCTAGCCTGGGTAAATACCTCATCGATTTCTATGTTCTCCAGGTGAGCCCTGACATTTGAAACCGCCCCAACTTGTGCAAAGCTTAGAGGCGCTGAGAATTTTACCATCAGGATCTCACTTTGCTGCTGAGTTACCTCATCCAGCCGATTATCTTCTAAAAAAATGTTCACCAGGTTGCCACAAAATTCTTTATCAGCTGCCAAACTCTCCGCAGCAGTAGGCGCGACATAAGGCTTTACAAACTCAACTGTGTAGCCATCACCTAGCTCGGTGGCCTTTTGCTCCGCTGCTTTCTGGCTATCAAATAGCATTGTAACTTGCCAGGAGTCTTTCGATATTTTGTAATAGTCCATTTTAACCTTGAGTTAAATAACATGATGGGACATAGTGTCCGCTATATGGCCAGATTGATAAATCACCACTTGCAAAAGATGCCGGGAGTGTTGATGTATAGGTCAATGACTTGTATAAATAAAAACCGCTTTTGTCCTCCTGGCCGCCGTTAAATCCTGGCAGCAGTGGCTGAAGATATTGAGTGTAATGGCCGCTTATTCTAAGTTGTGCGCCATCAGCTAAAATGGCCATCATATATATGCCTTGCGTAAGTGTCTCGGTCGATGTTAAAGCGATCGACTGCATACCGCTTACACCGGTTGTAAAAGGGCCGACCTGGACAACTTTGGCCCAGCTGTCAGTTGAATAGGTGTATTTATAAATCCCGCCTACAATGTCCGGCGATACATTCCCGCGTGTTTGTATTCCGATATGTGTAATATCGAGGCTGTCAGTCGAGAAAAATGGCACCCCATAAAATTTATTTGCGTCTAAATTGCCGCCGCTGTATGAATTCGAATTACTATCTGCGCCGCCCGGTAAAAAATCGCCCTTATGTGCTCTTATAAATCTCATCAGCCAATACTCAAATAACATGATGGGACCTGGTGCCCTGGATAAACCCAGTAAGACAAATCACCACTTGCAAAAGATGCAGGGAGTGTTGATGTATAGGTCAATGATTTATATAAAAAATAGCCGCTTTTACCGTTGTTGCCAGATTGAAATCCTGGCAGCAGTGGCTGTAAATATTGATTATAGTGGCCAGTTACTGTTGTCTGTGCGCCATCAGATAACATTGCCATCATATATATGCCTTGCGTAAGTGTCTCGGTCGATGTTAAAGCGATCGACTGCATGCCACTAACACTATTAGTAAAAGGCCCGACCTGGACAACTTTGGCCCAGCTGTCAGATGAATAGGTGTATTTATAAATCCCGCCGACAATATCATGAGCCACCTGGTCACTGGTCTGGAGGCCTATGTGAGTAACCTGCATTTGTCCGGTTACTGAAAATTGAGCTCCATAAAATCGATCCGCGTCTAAAGTCATCGATTTATACGAGTTTGAATTACTATCCGCGCCGCATGGTAATTGATCACCTTTAACCTTATCATCAGCGGCCGCAGCTCCAGCAGCTGGCGTAATTGTCACCCTGGTGCCGTCCTCGCTTACATCGCTAGAGGTAAAAGTGGACATTACCTTAATTCGCTGGCCGACTCCATAGTTTGTAATCTGGGTGCCGGTTTCATCTTCAATTCTGGCTGTTTGCAGCGTGTGATCCGCAGCGCTTTTAGCTGTAAAATAGGTCTCTGTTGACCCATCTCTCATGATTCTTTTTATAGTTGTATCGGGGACCTCAACATCAACGGCCGCCACCTTTGATACCGAGTAGCTGTCATCTGAATTACTTACAGTTATATCGGCAATTATGTGAGTCGATCCAGCTGCGGCTGATTGGTTATAAGTAGCATCTGTATTTTGAATCGTTACCGGCTCATTTACTCCAGCTGGGTAATTAGGGCCGCCAGCTGTTAACTTTACATAAGCTGTAAGAATAAGAGTCCTGTGGTAAATTCCAGAGTCGTTAGTGTCAAAATATTCCTCAGTGGAATTATTGTATCGGATCTCGTCAAAATTTACCGCCGGCGTTCCAATCTGGCCGATAAATAAATCCAGGGCCTCGCGGCATTTGTCTCCAATATCTAGCGCCTGGGCGTAACTTTCGGAAAATGATGTTACTGTAAATCTTACCTCATCCAGGCCGCTGGTTGTGTTCTTAGTTTCATTAGTGCCGGTGCTTTGCTCCTCCAGGACAATAGCCGGCAATGCCTGGGCCTGGGGCCTTACCCCTGTTGTGATCCTGGTAGACACTAAATCAGTGACTTTAGAATCAGCTAATAATATGGCGCGGATGGCATGTAACATAAATCAGCCGTGTTTTTTAATGATTCTTTTCATGTAGGTGTTCAAAGCTTTGCCTACATTTTCCCCGTAATTTCTTTTTACCCCGTCAATGTGCGCATCAATAGCCGGCCTGATAAAAGGCTGTGCTGGCGTGCCAGCTGTTCGACCAATCCGGACAATATGCTCGCCATTCCAGAAAGCCAGCATTTTCTTTTTTTTCGGTGTTCTGGCTGATGTTCCAAACTCTATGAGGTGCGCGTGGTATGCTTTATATCTTCGACCCCGGCGCACTCCAGCGACAACCACGGCGCGCAAATTATCGACCCTAGACTTTAGCGCCTTGACTCCGATAGACTTAACCAGGGCGCCAGTTCTCTTCGGGGCTTTCGCTTTCATATCGGCCACCATTGGCTTTGCCGCTTTCCGGGCTGCTGATTGCAAGACTTTCCTGGTCAGCTGCGATGGCATCTCTCGCAGTACCTGGTCAATTTCTTTTACACCGGTGAGCTCCATATGTATTAATGGCTTTGCCACTATCCGTGATTGTTATCCTTTAGCTCGGTTATTAAATTAAGGCGATTCTCGCGCTTTATTTCTTCGATGGCTTTGATGGTGTAATAATCAGAGCCCACTTTTACGCGCATCATCCTGCTGATGGTGTCGGTAAATCGGACTTGCCAGGTCGCGCGCTCACCGCCGACCCTTTGATCATCCTCCATAGACTCCAGCCGCGGCTTTATCATTTTTGCCGCCCATACTGTTGCCAATGTGCTCCAGGTTTCTATCTCCTGGCCAAATTCGTCGGTGGTTGTCGATGGCTGCTCGATTATGATCCGGCGGTCTAGGCTTCCTATGGCTGTGATACCTTTACCCATAGCCCCCAACTTTTACAGTGTCCAGGAGCGCCTTTACAGCTGCTGGAAATTCAAAGCCCAGGGTAATTTTATTAGGTGGCACCGCATCACCTCGGCGCTCATATAAATTGGCCGTGATCATCATCATGGCCTGGATCATCGGTTTAGGGACCGCAGCCTCATCATATCCGCAGGTAATTGTTACCTCAACCGCATTAAGGCGGTCCTTTAAATTTGGCGTTTCATCCAGTTTTATGCGCCCTCTTTTCGATACAAAATCAGTGCTGTAATCAGAGGCGGCCAATGTTTGTAGAACATTATCGCCATCGTAATACTTAACCGATGAAACCGCTGAAAATGGAGCTGCTGCGATGTTGATCATGCTGTCAGCTGGCCATTCATCCAGGTACAGCTTAAAATTGTCCGTGGCATCATTGCAGTATACATTAGTGTAATTCTCGCACATGACCCGCGCGGCAGTCCATAAGGCAGCCAGGAGAGTGTCCTCATCACTATGATCCACCCTCAAAAACAACTTTAAAGCCGCGAGGCTTAAGATGTTTGTATCTGTCGGACTTGTTACTCTCTCCAGTGCTGCCACCCTAAGATTTTTAAAAATTATTTTTTGGAGCTCTTGCTCTTTGCTTTTGGCTTTTTAACCGCTGGCGCCGCCTTTGGCTCATCAACTTTAATAGCCACCCCCGCCGCTATAAGCTCCTCACATTGCGCCGGTGTCACCCCGTTAGCTGAGGCGATTACCTCAGCGCCGGAGCTGTAAGCCATTTTAAAAAGGCCGGTCGGACTTTTAATAAATTTGATTCTCATCCCTCAAAAGATTTAAAATAGGGGCGGCATTAATTACCGCCCCTGTTTTATATATTCAATAGATTATGCAGTAAGCCCGTCTTTCATTGCTGCGAAAGATGCCGCGTGTCTTACAGCTACATCAACAAACTCGTTAATGTAAATTTTCACCTGGCTAGTGCCAGCAGCTGTGTAAGGATCAACTACCAAATCAATCGCGCCCCAGTAACCGATTAAAAGCTCGGACCAGTTACCGAAAAGAATAGCGTGACAGTCAGAGCTGGTGCCCTTTGTCAAATCGCTAGGCACCTGAGAGCTCACTCTCGCATCGTAGCCATTCATGACCGCGCCATCCCAAACAAATAAACCAGAGCCAGCATCCTTAGCCACTCCTTTCAATGCGCCGCGCATTCCTGGAGTAGTCAAGTAAGCTAGATTTTCAGCCACCGCGTTACCCGCTGCGATGTCGCTTTCTAGCTCAACGATGTTGGCCCAGGTAGGGAGTAAACCGTTAGTACCTCCAGCAACGTCACCGATTCCGGTAGTGTTCAAAATACCAGTAGGCTGGTTTGATGATCCTGATCCGTTAATCGCTGCCGCATCGATAGCGATAGCTGTAGCCATTCCAAGATCACTAGCAACAAAAGAAGAAATGTCAACAGATGACTGAGCCAGTAGCTGCTTTGAAACAACTGAAAGCGCACCCACTCGGTTAGGAGTCATTGAGATTTTTCCGAAAGTCGCATCGCTTTGAGCGTTTGCATCGTTCTCACCTTCCCAGGCTGCACTTGATCCAGTCGCGTGAGTTGGGAAATCAACATCACCAACAAGGCCACGGAAAACTTGAGCTCCGAGGTCCTCAGTTTGTAGTGTCGGGCGTAGTAGCTCGATGATTGTCTCCAGCTCAGTTGCAATAGTATTACCGCCCTCAGCTGCCACTCCTGCTGACATGTTTCTCTTTACAAAGTCAACCGGCAAGCCTGCGCCCTCGATTGTTTTGCCCGAGTTACGCATCTCATCAGAAGCCTGCTCGCTCATTTCTTTCTCGACTCCGGTTAGGGTCTTAGTTCCGGCCTCTCGGAGAAACTTTGTAAAAGAAAATCCTTCAAGATCCTTGTTGTCCTTGTCGCTCAAACCCTCACGGACAGCCATGTCAACTGGCGCCGCGTTTCGCTTTGCGTTCGCTTCGAATTTCTCGGCGCGCGTGATTTGCGTGTCAAGGCTTTCGATGTCAGCTTGTAGGCCGTCAAAAGTTGTGTTCTCGTCGGAGCTCATCTCTCTAACTTCATTTTTTGCTACGTCCACCAAATTCTGTTGATCAGTGATCTTTGATGACCGCAACTGCATTAATTCCGCACTTGTTTTCATTGTTTACGATTTTTGTTAATCTGTAATTGTTTAACCACTAATCCGATTGGTGGCGTTTCGTTTGTATTCTCTTTATTTCTTTTCTCCAGATCCTTTTCGTAATCGCTCCAGGATCTAGCGACTCCGACCTCGGTATCCTGGTATGCTGGATAAGTAACCGGGCTTACATCAAAAAGCCGGTCCACTTTTAATATTGTTCTGAGGTGGTTCTCCTCGCCTTGTGGCTCGGTCCAATTTTGCTCCTGGATGGTAAAGGCAAAAGATGACTGTGTAACATTTCCCAGGCGGATATTTTCCTCCAGGTCCTTAGCATAGCTTACATCAGGAGTCTCATAAGAATAGCGCAGGTGGCCATCCTCATCGATTGAGATTTCCAATGTATTGGCTTTGGTGCGCGCCAGTATCTGATTAGGATCGTGATTGAATAGGCACCGGACATCATCCTGGAGGCAATCATCAAAAGCGCCCGCCTCGATAATTTCGTCGAAATATCCCAGGTCGGTCCTGGATCCTACTTTCGCGGCGATACCATTAATTACCGCCTTTTCTGTGCCATCGTTATCGACTCGCATTTCAACACCCACCGGCACAGCTGCAAATCGGCGCTCGCCGCCCTCAATACTCTCTATATAATCTGGCTTTTCCATTTATCTGATCTTTGCTAGTATGTCTCCATTTATTCCCCTTTTTCGCTGATTTTTAGGCCATAGGCCTCCATGTTTTTCAGCGGCATTTGATTGACCTGGACCAGGTGCTCATCGCCGCCCTCGATCGAGTTGAGCTCCTCCAGTGCCCTGGCCTCATTAATTGACATTACCCCATCTGATAACATCTGATGTATATAGCTGGCGCGCGCCTCCATATCCCCGCGCATTAACCCTTTGATGTTAAACTTTGATGTAAGGGTCCCCAGCTCAGTTGATGGGAAAAGTTTTTTATTTACCTCAGCCTCGATGCGAATACACCACGGCCGGACTAGATCCTGGACAAAGCGGATTTGCTGCTGCTCAGTATTGTTAAATGTCGTGTTTGATTCCAGGCCGATGATGAAAGGCGGCACCCCGTAGATCATGCAAATCTCCTGAGCTGTAAATTTGTTGGTCTCAATGTACTGCGCATCGGCTGGCGTTATGCTGATTGGATTCCACTTGACACCGGCTCCGAATAGTGGCGGCTTATAGGCCTGGCTGAGTCCAGTGATAGCTCCCTGGAGTGAGGCCTCATTACTTTTCCTGGTGGCCTCATCTGTAAAAGTGGCCTCAGTCGATAAAAATCCCTGAGTCGTGGCGCCCTGGCCGTAAAAGCTTTGCATGTATTCAGCAGCGGCCAGACCCTGGGCGATTGTTTCGCGGTGTAGCGCGATCGGTGAAAGCCCTAAAAATGCCGGTATTACAAGCATATCAGAGGCCAGGACCGGATCCTTAATATTTTTGATTTTGTAAAGTGTCTGGCCATCGGCGGCCATTGGCTTTACCTGGTCATTTGGTACCGGCCTTAACTCTAACGGCTGGCCATTATGGCGATGAATTAAAGCATAACCGCAGCCGTATTGATTCGCTCTAGCGATTAAAAGTTCCCAGAAAGATACTGCTGTCTGTTCAGGATTCGGAGCGATTGAAATTAATCTAGTGACTGGATGATCTGGCCGCGGTGTGCGCTCAGTGCCATTTATCTCAATCACTTTAAAGGGTAAAGTTGAAAGGGTTGAGCTGATTTTTGAGATGCAAGCGTAAACAGCCGAAAACCTCAGCGCGCTCTTTTCGTCAACAGAAACCCCTGACTTTGTGGCGCCGCCGCCAATCCAGGGAAAAAAGGAGCCTGGATTATTTATCAGCCCGCCGCTGCGCTTCTTTGGACTGCCAAAAATGTTTTGGAAAACTCTCGAAATTACAGTGCTCCCTTTAGCCATAAGGGGCAATACTAAAAAGAAAGGATCGGCTAATCAGTTAACTTAGTTAACAGATTTTAAAACCGGATCCAGGGAGTTTAAATAGATGCAAATAATC